GGTCTACAGCATGGAATTCATTAACATATGGTGGACTTCAAGGGACTTCGGGGGCTACAGGACCACAGGGAGTAACAGGACCGCAAGGTCCCCAGGGTCCTAGTGGCGTTAGTAATGTAGCGGGACCCCAGGGACCCCAGGGACCACAAGGAGCAACTGGACCTCAGGGACCCAGCGGAGTTGCAGGACCACAAGGTTCAGTTGGTCCACAAGGACCCAGCGGAGTTGCAGGACCACAAGGTTCAGTTGGTCCACAAGGACCCAGCGGAGTTGCAGGACCACAGGGACCAGAAGGACCACAAGGACCCAGCGGAGTTGCAGGACCACAAGGACCCAGCGGAGTTGCAGGACCACAGGGACCAGAAGGACCACAGGGACCCAGCGGAGTTGCAGGACCACAGGGACCAGAAGGACCACAGGGACCCAGCGGACCAATCGGTTTAACTGGACCCACAGGACCCAGCGGTGGACCACAGGGACCACAGGGAGATCCAGGACCACAAGGCCCAGAAGGACCACAGGGACCACAGGGAGATCCAGGACCACAAGGCCCAGAAGGACCACAAGGCCCAGAAGGACCACAAGGCCCAGAAGGACCACAGGGACCACAGGGAGATCCAGGACCACAGGGACCAGAAGGACCACAGGGACCACAGGGAGATCCAGGACCACAGGGACCAGAAGGACCACAGGGACCACAGGGAGATCCAGGACCACAAGGACCACAAGGATCTACAGGCCCAGAAGGACCACAGGGACCACAAGGCCCAGAAGGACCACAAGGCCCAGAAGGACCACAGGGACCAGAAGGACCACAGGGACCAGAAGGACCACAGGGACCAACTTCAACAGCAGATGTTACATTTTCCACTAATGTGGTTGTGGGTACCGGCTATGAATTAGGTCTCAGCCCAGGTACAGACTTTGTTAGTACCAGTCAATATTTTAGGATTAGAGGAGGTGATGTACCAGAACATCTACACTTTGATACTACAAATAATAGTGCCTACGATCTATATGTGGGCGATGATGTAAAATACTTTAAACTTAGCCGCGATGGGACAGCAGTGATTGGGGTAGATAATTTTAATACCTGGACTTTTTACACCACTGGAACTATGTCGTTACCTCAGGGTAGTATTATCACTGAAGGTAATAGCCCTACAGGTGTAGGATCTGCTGTGATTATTACTCCGGCAGGGGGATCACATGAAAATCAACGTTTGGTCATATATCCCACTATAAATGAAGGCAATCATCTGCATTTAAGTAGCGGCGCATTGAGCACTACAAGCATCTTCCTTGGTAATGATCAACAGTATATAAGAACCAGTCCTAATGGTGACATGATTATTGGTACCAACGACACAATACCAGATGATCTAAACTATGGGAATCGTTGGCTGTTTGGTTCAGATGGTATACTCAAATTACCTGGTCTAATGACTTTACCAGTTACATCATCAACTCCTGCTATATCTACTGCTACAGGCACAGTGGCCATTTGTGATGGTTTAGGATGGAATGCTGGGGGCGATGGACAACAACATCTAATGGTCTATATTAACCATGTCTGGACAGTGGTGGTATGATTAGGAGATTCCAGTTGTTTTTGGTAATAAGAAACAACTATAATTTTAGTTAAATATTATTATCTTGAGAACTCACAATGCCATATAAAAAGCAAAAACTTTTAAATGTTGATAATATCCAGCTTGATGGCAATAGTATCAACATTACAACACCTAATACCGATCTTGCCTTAAATCCTAATGGTACAGGTAAAGTTAAAATTGCCGGAGTTTGGACTTTACCTAGAACCGCAGGTTCTTCTGGACAAATACTAACTATCGATTCGTATGGCAATGCCAGCTGGGGTGGTAACATTGCTAGCACTTCTACTAGTGTGTCTGGTGGATCAGCTGGTCAAATTTTATATCAAAGTTCTGGTTCTCAAACAGCCTTCGTTGGAGGATATTCTGGGCAGGTTTTGATTAGTAATGGTAGCTCTGCACCTTCTTTTACATCTAACCTAAACTTAAGTACAATTACAGCTACGAACATTTTTGTAAATGGACATCCTGTGAGTACAGGAACATTAGTAGCTAGCCTCAATGATCTTACCGACGTAAACACCGCAAATTATGCAGTATCTGGTGGCAAGGTATTGGCCTATAGTCAAACAGCAAGTTTATGGATACCTCAAGATCTAGGGGCAATTTTAGGCCTAGAATCCAAAACATATTCTACAACAATCTTTACAGCCACAGGTATTACAGCAAGCTATACCATTGAAACAGGCTATAACGAAGAAAACATACTGGTATATGAAAATGGTGTAATGCAGGTTCCATTTACGGATTATACAGTGTCTGGATCTACAATTACACTCACAGAACTGCCTCTAGCAGGTGCTGTCTACCAAATTAGATATCTGGCCAATATCTATCAAGAAATGATAGCCAACACTGCCACTAACCTAGTAGGTGGAGCAGCAGGTAGTTTAGTGTATCAAAGCGGTGAAAATGCCAGTACATTTTTGAGCATAGGTGCTAATGGGTCTATACTATCTAGTAATGGAACAACTCCTTATTGGACCGCGACCATAGCCAACAGTCAACTTGCAAATGCCAGCGTAACTATTAATAGCACAACTGTGGCCTTAGGCGATAGTATTACAATAATTGCTTTGCCCGATCAGGCAGGTCATAATGGTCAATATCTTACCACAAACGGTACCACAGCTACCTGGGCCACAGTAAATGCACTGCCCAGCCAAACAGGAAACAGCGGAACATTTCTAACCACAAACGGCACCACAGCAACATGGTCTGCATTGCCTGCTACTGGTATAACATTTACAGCCAGTACTGTGCCACATGCTAATCCTGTACCCGGTGATAAGTGGTATAATACTACAAATAATCGCTTATATGAATACATCAACGATGGTACTAGCAATTATTGGGTAGATATTCAAAGTATAACTCTATCGCAGGCCAATAACCTCTATGCTGGGACTGCAGGGCAAATACCCTATCAAACTGCTCCTGGGCAAACTGGGTTTACTAGTTTAATCTCAATAACTTCTGCTAATACGGCCACTGTAAATGGGGACCTATTGCCTGGTACAGATATTACATATAATTTGGGGAGTGACACAAAGCGCTGGAAGAGTCTTTATGTAAGTACAACAACAATTTATATTGGTGATTTCGCTCTAGGTGTTACAACTTCTGGATTGATAACTATACAGAATACACTAGATCCTGCAAGTCAACCAAGCACAGTTATAGGTCCACAAGGTCCCCAGGGACCAAGCGGAGCATCAGTAACAGGGGCCACGGGACCACAAGGACCTCAGGGACCACAAGGACCTCAGGGACCACAAGGTCCCCAGGGACCACAAGGAAATACCGGACCAACAGGACCACAAGGAAATACCGGACCAACAGGACCACAAGGCCCTCAGGGTGTTATTGGACCTACTGGGCCAATTGGTGGGACTAATCAACAGGTATTGTATAATAATGCAGGTGCTGTAGGAGGTTTTGGAACTTGGACAGGAACGACGTTGCAAATACCAGGATCAGTAGAATCAAGTGGATCGCCGTTGATAACAAGATCTAAGATATTTGGTTATAACGTGTTGTTCGGAGGATAAAATGGCAACAAAGATTCAGACCTTAAACATCGCATCGGGCGCCGTAACAACAGACAAATTAACTGTAGTGGGTATTTCAGCCAGTGGAGTTAGTACATCAACTAACATAGCGGGCGGACTTGCTAACCAGATCCTATATCAACAGTCCGCAGGAAATACCAATTTTATTTCGGCTCCAATAACACCAACAGTTTATCTGCAATGGGATGGCACTAGTTTTACTTGGGCCAGTTCTACTGGACCTCAGGGACCTCAGGGACCCAGTGGGGCTAATGGCACTATAGGCGTAAATGGATCAACCGGGCCACAGGGACCACAAGGCCCCCAGGGAGTTCAAGGACTATTGGGACCACAGGGACCTCAGGGACCCAGTGGGGCTAATGGCCCTATAGGCGTAAATGGATCAACCGGGCCACAGGGACCACAGGGACCACAGGGCCCCCAGGGAGTTCAAGGACTATTGGGACCACAGGGACCACAGGGACCACAAGGTGGTCAAGGTCCCCAGGGATCTACAGGAGCCACCGGGCCTAGAGGCCCCCAGGGACCCCAGGGGCCCAGCGGAGCGCAGGGTCAGACAGGTCCTCAAGGACCGCAGGGTACATCTGGAGGTCCAGGAGCTACAGGAGCCACCGGTCCCACTGGACCTTCAGGGTCTCAAGGTGAAACAGGAGCCTTCGGTGGTGCTAGTTTTTACTATACATTCAGTACCAGTACTGTTGCTAGCAATCCTGGATCGGGATTTATAAAATTTAACACCAGTACCGTGGCCAATATTACCACTCTTTATATCAATAAATTTGATGGAGACGGTAATGATATCAGTAATTTTATAGGTACATTAGACGGCAGTGAGAGCACTATTAATGGTTATGCCAAAATAGCCGGAGCTACAACCACAACCAATTTTATTTTCCTTTCAGTTACCGCTGACAGTACCAATAACATCAGTTATTTTAACCTACCTGTGGGCTATCTTTCCGGTACCGTTAATAATTTTAGCAATGGTGAGGTTGTGGTCATCACCTTTGCCACAAATGGCAATAGAGGTGATTCTGGGCCCCAGGGTCCCCAGGGACCATCTGGACCCAGCGTGACCGGACCACAGGGACCACAGGGCGTATTTGGTCCACAAGGCCCCCAGGGACCGCGTGGAGCAGACGGTACCAGTGTGACTCTTGTTGGCACTGCCACTACCTATGTGAGTTTACCTGGCTATCCTAATTCATATGGAGGTGCCGTGGGTGACGGCTATCTGACCGCCGACGGACATTTATGGGTTTGGAGTGGTTCTTCGTGGTTTGATGCAGGTACGCTACAGGGTCCACAGGGAGCCACAGGCGCCACTGGACCACAGGGACCCCAGGGGGTAACTGGACCACAGGGCCCACAGGGCCCACAGGGAGCCCTAGGCGTCACTGGTCCACAGGGACCTAGAGGACCTCAGGGTGTGCAGGGAAATATTGGGCCGCAGGGACCAATGGGTCCACAGGGACCCAGCGGAGCCAGCGTAACAGGGCCACAGGGACCTACAGGACCTCAAGGTGCCACTGGCCCAGAAGGACCCCAAGGCGCCACAGGAGAGACTGGACCGCAGGGTCCGCAGGGTCCACAAGGTAATACGGGACCACAGGGACCACAGGGACCTCAAGGCCCCCAGGGACCACAGGGCAACCAAGGTCCACAAGGACCACAAGGACCACAAGGACCACAGGGCAACCAAGGTAACACAGGACCACAAGGACCACAGGGCAACCAAGGACCACAAGGTCCACAAGGTCCTCAGGGTGCCACAGGAGCGACTGGACCACAAGGTTCTCAGGGCCCCCAAGGACCACAAGGACCAACTGGGCCTATAGGTGGAACATCAGGGCAAATTCTTTATAACAATGCAGGCACTACTGGAGGTTTTGGAAACTGGAATGGAACTAATGTAACAGTGGCTGGTCCTATCTTTGCTACAAAGTTTGTAGGCACAGTTACTCAAAGCGGTAGTGGTGACAGCAATGTACAAGTACAAATGCAGGCAGACTACAGCGGTTGGGCAGATCTATTTGCAGGCTCACCAGGTAGTGCCAACGGATGGGGAGTTTTTTGGGCAGGTAATCAAAGTGCTGCCTATGGAACTAACGGAACTGGTGGTCCGGGTAATATTTTCAGTAACTCAACAAACCCCAATGAATTAGTATTTGTGGGCAATGGTAGAACAGATTGGGCCATGCAGTTATATGATGGTAGAGTATGGCAGCGCAGTCATTTCTATTGTGCCGGTGATGTGGTCACTAATTACTCTGATCTACGCCTAAAAGACGTGATAGGTCCTATAGAAAACGCTGTTGAAAAAATCAAGCTAATAGATGCTTTTTATTATAAACCAAATCAAATGGCTAAAGATCTAGGTCAAGATGATAAAGTTAAAATTGGCGTTAGTGCTCAAAGTGTAAAGACAGTGTTACCTGAAGTAGTGCAGCCTAGTCCTGTAGATATTAATTACGATACTGTTCAATATGAACGTCTAGTTCCTCTATTGATAGCAGCAATTAAAGAACAACAACGGGAAATTGACGAGCTGAAAAAACAAGTAGGGAGTAAGTAATGGCTTTCAAAGATAATAACACTAGTATTTTTGATACCAACACCGTCGCCATACCCACTCTTGCTACTGCTAGCCTACCTGCAAGTCCTGTCAAAGGACAGATTGTTTATAATACAACAAATCGTAGAATGGAAATCTATGACAGTGATGCTGCGGTTTGGAAAAGTGCTGAAGATGTAAGACGCAGTCAATTTCTAACTAGGCAGACCATAACTACAGGTTATGTGATGGGTGGATACCAGAGTGGAAGTCCATGGCGTAATGTAAATCGTATGGTACATGCTACAGATGTTATGACTAATCTTGGAGATTTACTGTCATACGCCGGTGCCTATACCAGTGGAGTTGCTAATTTAAGTAAAGGTTTTTTGTGGTCAACTGACAATAGCTTTCCCGGAAGTAGCGCTCAAACAAGTGCGTTTAATCTTTCAACCGAAACTACAGCCGGAACTAATACAAATTGGAATTGTAAAGAAGGCGGTGAAGATCGTGGAACAATTTTTAATCAATTAGAATGGGCTTTTATTATTGGAGGAGCAAGCAAAACTTCTATAGATCAGTTTAATATGACCACAGAGGTTATGCAGCAACAGGTAAGCCCTACTTCTTTTAACTTTACTTCTAGTCTTGGATATTATGACACTACAGGCACAGCTACCTTATCCGGTGAAGAACATGGTTATGCCTATGGGAGTAACGGTTCTGTAAAAGTAATTTTCGCCACAGGTGTGATGTATCAGGCTGCATATGGAACTTTTGATTGGAGACCAACCAACAATCCTCCAGCAGCTGGACATTTTATTAGACTGCAGACACCCGAAAAAGGAGGTGGTGATTTAACAACCCATGCTCAACAAAAAGGGATTAATAGTAAAATAGGAAGAGGATGGATGGGTAATGAAGGCAGTTATAATGCTGGTTATAATCTAAGAAGAATTAATTTTACAACAGATTTAAGTTTAGGAACCGTGTCTAAGCCCATAGGAAACACCGGAGAAGAAAATTTTGACATGGGACAGACAAAACAATATATGCTAGGTTGTTATGACGGGGCTCAGAATAATAGAACCTGGCGATTCACCTATGCCACTGAGTCGGGCAGTGAGTTAGGAGCAGGGTCAACAAGGACAGGAGTCCCTGGCGGTAGTTCGGGTCATTGTGTATGGAAATAATTTTATGACATTTTATGTTAATAACACATCAATTGGTGATTTAAATGGGCTGCGAGTACCTGTGCTTACCACTGCTACCAGACCATCAAGTCCAGTAGATGGGCAGGTCATCTATAATACCACACTAAATCGTTTGGAAATATATGACAGTGGTCTGTGGAAACTGGTAACTGATACAGAAACTGGACAGGGTAGGCCCTTCTTATATAGACAAATTATTACCCATGGCTATGTTATGGGTGGTTACAAAGATAGTAGCCCATGGCGCAATGTGAATAGACTAAATCATAGCACAGATGTATGTACAAACTTGGGAGATTTACTGTCCTATGCTGGCGCCTATACCAAAGGTTGCTGTAATCTTGTCAAAGGTTTCTTGTGGTCAACTGACAACAGCTGGCCGGGGGCAAGTGTGACAACCAGTGCCTTTCACTTGGCCACAGAAACTACCGCAGGTTTGAATACGAACTGGAACATGACTGTGGCTAGAGGTGATATGGCTAACATCTGGAAAGAATTTTACTATGCTTGGACTGTAGGAGGTTCTGGCGGGTCCAATGCCATGGATGTTTTCAATATGACCACAGAAGTAATGAGCGCCTCTGGGGTGAACAGCACAATTAACGATACGGGCAGCGGCGGTACAAACGGACTAGGTTCTTTTAGTGACGAATTAAAAGCATTTGCTTGGAATGACAGCACTGGTAATAAGTTTACGTTTGCCACAGGAACAGGTTCTGCTATAACAGATAACGGAACTTCTGGAGTAAGAGGAGTTCATGGTCAACAAAAAGGAATTAGTTCTAAGGTAGGCAAGGGATATGGAGGCGGTAACGGCAGTTGGAGTGGCGGGTACACACTAAGAAGATGGAATTTGACTACAGAAACTTCTGCAGGAGCAGATGTAAATAAGCCTGTGGGTAACTGCGGCGAAGAGAATTTTGACATGGGACAAGATCGTCAATACATGCACGGCTGTTATGATGGAGCTCAAAACAATAGAGGTTGGAAATTTACCTACGCCACAGACAGTGGTGTTGAGCTCGGAGCAGGATCGGTTAGAACTGGAGTACCGGGGGGTAGTTCGGGTGCCTGTGTCTGGAAAGGTTGATAGACATGGCTTTTTATTATAACAGCACAAAGTATGCCGACTACAATGGTATAAATGTTCCTACATTTACCAGTACAACTAGACCAGCTAGCCCTGTTAATGGGCAGGTTATATACAACAGCACTTCTGGGGTTATGGAGATTTATGTTGATGGACTTTGGAAACCTATAGATAATACTCAAACCCCTAATCCCTTTTTATATAGACAGGTTATTACCTCCGGATACGTTATGGGTGGATATAAAGATTCAAGCCCATGGAAAAACGTTAATCGTATGGTACATGCTACAGATGTTATGACTAATCTTGGAGATTTACTGTCATACGCCGGTGCCTATACCAGTGGATTTTGTACAACCACAAAAGGCTTTTTGTGGTCAACTGACAATAGCTGGCCTGGGACCAGTGTGACAACTAGCGCATTTAATCTTGCCACAGAAACTACAGCAGGAACCAATGCAAATTGGAATATGACTGTGAGTAGAAACGACGTAGGTACATTTTTTAAAGAAACATCCTACGCTTGGCTGGTAGGTGGTGGCAATTCGGGTATAGATTTTTTCAATGGTACAACAGAAACAATGAGCGCTACAGGACAAACTAGCATGAGTGGGGATAGTATGCAAAGCGGTGTGGCCACAATAAGCGACGAACTAAAAGCATTTGCCTGGGGTGATGCCACTCATAAATATAGTTTCGCAAGCGGTAGTACAATGACAGTGAATACATCTGGGTCCGTAAATGGTAGCGGTAGCCAACAAAAAGGTATAAATTCAAAACATAATAGAGGATATTGTGGTAATGAAGGAACTTATTGTCAGGGTTACAACCTTCGTAGATGGGATCTAACCACAGAAACCAACCTAGGCACAACTGGAAAACCTATTGGTGATAGCGGAGAGGAAAACTTCGACATGGGACAGTTTCATCAATATGCCATGGGGTTATATGATTGTACTAACGGACAAAACAACAGAGGATGGAGATTTAGTTATGTTTCAGAAACCGGATATGAAATCGGAGCAGGTTCAGTCAGAACAGGTGTTCCAGGAGGCAGCTCGGGACATTGTGTGTGGAAAGGTTAGTATACCTTCCGATAAATTTAATTATTCGGCTAATGCCCTTACAACCAATACAGCATTTTTAACAGAAGAACAACGCCAATTAATAGCACAATCATTAAATCAGAAATGGGTAATACCTGAGTTCAAGGTTAAAAATTTTATCGGTAATGCTCAAATTACGCCATATGCTAAGATAAAACAATATCTATTAGAACTTAACACGAGAGAAAGCGCCGTAGAGGCAATGGAATATGAAGTTCAAAAAATTGCATTTGAAATTGAAATACAGCAGGAACTTAAAGCAGAAACATCAAGTCCAGCACAGAAAAAACTTCACGATTTAGAAATTGTTAAACTAGAAAGAGTTCAACGTAAAAGTATTGTTAGATTACGTGACTCCTATATAGAAAGAGATATGTACTTAAAATTAATTGAAGAATTTAATAATACTCCCGAAGCCTATACAGAAGATGGACGTAGATTAATGGATCTAATTGATATACCAGAAGAAGCGGAAAAGTTAGAAAGACATTATTGGACCCTACGTTTAGCTAAACAAACTGCTTTAGATATGATTGCTTATGGTAGAGCGGGTGTTGGTAATATGGAAGCGGTCAGTATGTTAGAAACAGATCAACAGTATGAAGTGATGCAGATAGCCTGTGATTATTTTGTAAGGAATGAAATGCGTACAAATAGTCTATTAAGTAATATAAATGAAAACATTCAAAAATTAGGAGCAACAGCTCCGGTAACAGAGCTTTCTAGGCAGTTGTATCTACAAAATGAAGGGGATAAACATGTACCTACTATTCAAATCAGTAAGTGATCAAGAATTAGGATTGATCAAAAGAGCAGGTCAATATACAGATTATGTAGTTGGATATCTAGATGATAGTGTGAAGGATATTGCTAAATTTGAACATCTTAACGCCACGGTGTTAGATGAAGAAACGGCCATGGGCTGGAAATTTGCTAGTAATTATAGTGGCTATCTCAGTGTAAGATCAAACACAGCAGCAAATGAACAGTTAAATTTTATCATAAGTAGTGACGAACCTGAATCAGTTAAAGTTAAATATTATCTTACGGATCAGGACAAGGCTAATGGTGCAGCTTTTATGAAGGCACTGTTAAGGAAAATATTAGACGATGTATATGATAAGAGATTCGCACAAATCAACTTATCTGTTTCAAAGTTAGAAGAAGTGAGTTGGGCTCAGCAGCGTTCAGAAGCAGAAGCCTATTCTGCAGATAACACAGCACCCACACCTTTATTGTCAAGTCTAGCACAAAGTAGAGGAATAACCTTATCAGAGATGGTAACTCGTGTGCTTACTGCTATTACGAATTACAATCAAGAAGTTGCCACTCTATTAGCCAGAAAGCAGATGATTGAAACCGAAATTAAATCATGTGCAGATATTCAAGCATTAAATATTGTCATACATAATAGATTTGGTTATAACATGCCTGCTAAACAACAACAGGATCTAGGAATAACCACTTCAAGCACCTATGACTTGTAATGAAAATTTTTAGCGTACCAATAAACCCAAAATTACCGCCTTTACAATTTAATCTTTTTATAGCCTTCTTAGAAGATTACAAAGATTGGATCTATGATCTATACTTTACTAGTAGAATGCCCCCATTCGTTCAAGACGCAATGGGCGATGTATTTGTACAGGGAGAAATAGGCGCCATTGAAATGGCTGTAGAAATACAAGAAAAACTAGGCATACCTATCAGTGCTACTTTTAATAATACTCTTGTAAGACCTGATCAACGCAATCTAGATCTGTTCATACACAATTTTAGGCAACTTTATGCTGCCGGTATAAGATCTGCTACCATACCGCATACACATTGGCTGATGACCAAACAGATACAGACAGAATTTCCAGAATTGTTTATTAAAAATACTATTTTAAGGAATCCTAATACTGCCAACGAAGTAGCAAATCTAGCAAAAGCAGGATATCATTATGTAAATCTAGATAGAGATCTCATGCGAGATAGAGACCTACTGGAAAAAATGCTACGAGTAAAACAGAAGTATGGAATAAAATTAAGTTTATTGGCCAATGAAGGTTGTCTAGGCGCCTGCCCCGTAATGGACGAGCACTTCCATTTTAATAATTCTAGATTTGGCACAGCACCGCAATATTTTAATGATCCTATTAGCAGAGTAAGTTGTCCTAAATGGGATAAAGAAGATCCTAGTACACCTCTAAAAACTGCCAACTTCACACCATGGAGAGAAGACTGGATTGAACTATTACAGTATGTAGATGTAATAAAAATGCATGGCAGAGAAAGTTCTACTAAATTATTTGAAACTATCAGCATTATCCAGAACTTTGCCAATGATAAAGAAATATTATTTGATACATTTAATGAATACTTAGATGATACTAATCTAGTAGATAAACCAATACATGCGTGGCGTAAGAAGATTAAAAATTGTAAGTTTGACTGCTGGGATTGCAATTTCTGTGACAAGATATATGAAGCTAAATCACAGATTAAAACTAACCCATTAGTGTTGGCAGTGACCAAGGAACTGGTAGACAGTGTGAACCTGCCCTTAGAAATAACCACTATAGGATTGACCAGTAGTAGAGTACAGCAGTTATTAAATTCTTTATCCAATCATTGTAAGAGTTATTTAGAAGTGGGATGTGCTCTAGGAGCTACCGCAGCAGCAGTGGCTATGAATCCCAATATTCAAGTTCATTTTGTGGACAATTGGAGTGAAACGCTTCAACCCGAAACTGGACTCTTTGAAATGCCCAGTGGAGATAAGGATTTGTTTTTAGATAATATACGTCGACCTGATGCTATTATCATTGACAGCGATTTTCTACAAGCAGATAAATCACAAATTCATGCTGTTGATTTGTTTTTCTATGATGGTCCACATGACCAAGAATCTGTTAGGCAGGCTGTGTTATACTATAAAGATTGTCTGGCTAAATCCGCGATTCTAATATTTGATGACGCAAATTGGGATGGAGTAGTAACAGGAGCGAACCAAGGCATAGCAGAATCTGGACTTATTCCTATATATAGTAAAATGATGCTCAATCAAGTTGAAAGTCCCGATCAATGGTGGAATGGGTTATATATAGTTGTGGTGAATAATGGCTAAGATATTACCAGTTGTACACGCAGATATTTTTTATAAACCTAATGTTGGTTCAGAAGTTAAACGCAAAGATTTGTCAGATCAAGCATGGAACGAGTATCACAGTAATAAAGAAACCCTAGCTTGGACTAATCGTGGCTGCTGGCGCAGTTATTTTCAGTATAAAAATATATCATGGTTAATGGATGAGGTTAGAGATAGTGTTAATCAAGCAGGACATCATTATCAAAAATTAGATCCTATATATCCTAAAAAGGCAGCATCCTTTACCGGGAGCGAAATAAAGTATTGGACAAATATCAATAAACCCGGTGGTAAAAATGCTCTACATGATCACAAGTTATGGCATTATGTGGCCGTGTATTATATAGATGCTGCAGGCACTGGCGACATTGTTTGGTATAATCCTATGAACCTTACAGAAGGTTGTAATCCCTACGCTCCGTTTGTGAGTCCTATAACCTTTAGTCCAAAAAATGGTGACCTATTGATATGGCCAGCTTGGTTACCTCATGAAGTTGAACACAATTTTTCAGATCATCATAGGGTCAATATTGCTATGAACATTAGATTTCAAGCACCTATGAGCATTGAAGAACTGGAATATTAATGGATAAAATTATTTTCTTTTCGTCAGTTTTAGGACTGGCAGAAACCTTTCCCATTCGCCCTGCCAAAGAGGTTGTACCAAAATGGGCCTATGTGGCCAGACAGGATTATATTAAAAATAAAGATAAAAAGGAAATGCACATCTATAAGTGCCCCGGTATCTTTGATACATTTGGGTCTGGTTATATAATATCTGCTTGGCATGACATTGAATTAGAAACGGATGGATCAAAATTTAGGCTCACAATACCAGATAAACAACTAAATGAATTATTGGAAAAGGAAACTCTACAAGAACAAACATGGAATGCTAATATAGTCAAATTTATTCCAAAACCTCCTTGGGCCGTTAAGAGTATATTAAAAATTAATACCCCATGGCATATACTGGCACCCAAAGGTGTAAAGTTTTTAATCATACCTTTGCCTTATCCAGATGATTTCCAATTTCAGAGTTGTATAGGCATACTTGATCCGGGGGTAAGTTCTGAATTAAATGTACAGGGCTACTGGAATGATACTGGCACAGGACCCCGCGTTATTAAGGCAGGAACGCCGTTGGCTCAGGTAATTCCAATTACAGAAAAAAATTACGCCCACATTGTGAGAGATCAAACCGATTCAGATTCTAAATGGCTTCAAAAAAGGAAATTTTTAAACTTCTTTAGTTTCATATTAAATAGAAACAAAATTAAAGAATCCTATGAAAGACACAAACGTGATTGATTCATTATTTCCTACACCAATTTTTATTCACGATTTCAAAGGTGATACATTAAATAAAATTCAAGATGAAATAGATATTGCCTTACCTGAAATCGAGACATATAGAAAAAAATCAACGGATGCAGGGCAGGTAGATAGTACATTTAGGTTTAATGATGATCAATACGTCAGTGACATCATTAAATTTAAATTAGATCACATAAAAAATATATTCACCGAGGCTGTTCATGCCTTTGCTTATTCAATTAAGTATAAAGGTCCATTTTTATCACTAGATGGATCCTGGTTTAATTTTTTTGAAAAGGACGGCTTCTACTATGATCATAATCACCCAGGTGTAAAAGTAGCAGGTGTATATTACTATAGAACCACTAACCAAGATGGTAAATTAAGATTTCAAAACCCTAACCCATATATGTTTTTTGGTAACTGGCCAGCAGATGGCATGGATGAAGAATGTATATATTATCCACCGATTCAAGGTAGATTAATGTTATGGCCTGCTTGGATGGTTCATAGGGTAGAATTAAATCACAGTGATCAAACACGTATAAGTATAGGTATTAATTTTAAATAGCAAACATGGAAATATTAAAATTTACAAAAGGATTAGAATATCTCTGGCTGGTATTCTTTATTATGCTGGTTGCTGGCATTGCCAAAGAACGCAACCTATTCATGCCAGTTTATTCCTATATAAAAACCAGTTTTAAAAGCAACAGAATTGTTCTATTTCTAATCAGTGCTATTAGTGGTGTTTTACCTATTGAAGGTAGAGTCACTGTCAGTGCTGGTGTGTTAGACACAATTACGCATCGAGGCTGCGGCCACGATCATGGCAGACAAAAAATGGGTGTGGTAGACTACCTATCAACTCATCATTACTATCTGTGGAGCCCACTTGAAAAGACTGTGATTATTCCCATGGCCACATTTGGTCTAACCTACACAGCATGGTTAGGCATGATATGGCCATTGCTGGCAGTTACAGCAGCATTTATATTTTATTATATTTTTTATCGAGTTAAAGAAGAAGAAATTAATATTGAAACTAGTGAATTTAAGATTAGTGCTGTGATACGTAATGTCATGCCCTTTTTTATCGCTATAGGAACTTATATCTATGTAGGGGGAGACCGGCATGTATTTGCTATTTTTGGTTCGTTGGCTCTATACTATATATTTCTCACTCAGACATGGAACGTAAAGAAACTGCTAAGTTATATCAATTGGGAAGTGTTAATAACCGTGGCCATAGTTATCATGTTGGGTAATTATTTTAAGAGTCAAGAATCTGTTATAAATGATTATATAAGAGGATTAGGAGTAGATATAAAGACCTTATCGGGCCTAGCCTTAATCTCGGTAATAGGTCTAGTGGCCAGTTTTTTAATGGGATCCAGTGGTAAATTTATAGCATTGGCTGTACTAATGAGCACTGTGTTTGGTAAAGAGTATTTCCTATGGTTTTTTGTGGTAGACTATGTAGGATATCTTTTAAGCCCCACTCATAAATGTGTTATGGTTGGTAATAGATATTTTGGGACACCATTAACCACCTATTATTCAGCATTGGGCATATGGAGCGGATTGCTTCTAGTGCTAGCAGCATTGATCACTTTTAGTTAACGGAAATAGTCTGCTATCTTGGTAAATATTTAAATTACTAAGGTACTAATATGGCTTTTCCTACCTCACCCACCGATAATCAACAAGTAACCGTAGCAGGAATTACCTATACCTACAGCACGGCTACAAATAGCTGGACTAGGGTAAGCATAGAGCAGGCTATACCCTGGCAGAGAAAAACTGGTAACTATACAGCGTTCAACAACGATCGCCTAATCTGTGATACTACATTAGGTTCATTTAATGTAACTTTACCTGCTAGTCCACAAACTGGTTACTATGTGATCATTACAGACGGTGGGCAGTTTGCAGTCAATAATCTAGTTGTGGTGCGTAACGGATCTACCATAGAAGGTATCAGCGATAACATATCTCTTGACATAACAGGTGCTACATTTGAATTTATTTTTGACGGATCAACTTGGCAAATTACTTCTACAGTCGGTCCACGTGGTCCCAGCGGTCCATTGCCTACACTAAGTGCCATTGGTGAGAGTATATTACCATCTGCTACATTGACCTATGATTTAGGTAGTCCTACTTACCAATGGCGCAGTTTGTATGTGGGCACATCTACTATCTATATTGGCGATTATGCACTGGGTGTGAGCACTGCTGGTTTTATTACCTTACAAAATACTGTAGATCCGGCATCCGAACCAACACCAGTTGTAGGCCCTCAAGGCCCCCAAGGACCAAGTGGTCCCAGTGTAACAGGTGCAACAGGACCTCAAGGACCTCAAGGACCCAGCGGTGCTAACGGCACAATAGGAGTCAATGGATCAACTGGCCCACAAGGTCCCCAGGGCTCAACTGGACCTCAAGGACCTCAGGGAGTTACTGGACCGCAAGGTCCCCAAGGTCCACAAGGTCCCCAGGGCAGTACGGGACCCCAAGGTCCACAAGGTCCCCAGGGATCACAGGGACTAGCTGGACCACAAGGACCACAAGGTCCTTCCGGACCAGAAGGCACATTTGGTGGAGCTGCTTTTCGTTATCTCTACTCCACTACCAGTACCAGTAACCAAAACCCCGGCAGTGGTAAGATTGCGTTTAATTCACTGGCCCTCACCACTGCTACCCTGCTGTTTATTAATCTCGCAGACAATGACGCAGTTGATGTAACATCATTTTTACAGACCATTGATGATTCAAGCAGTAATATCAAGGGTCATTTCAGTGTGGCAGACAAGAACAATCCCAATACCTATGTGCTGTTTTCTATCATAGGCACACACACTGAATATGCCAATTACTTCCGTGTGCCTATAAGTTATCTCAGCGGTACAACAACCTTGACCAATAATCTCAATACTGTGGTAACTTTTGCACGCACAGGAGACAAAGGTGACACTGGGCCACAGGGCCCGCAGGGAGTCGTAGGACCACAGGGACCACAGGGACCACAGGGGTCGCAGGGAGTAGCAGGTCCGCAGGGACCACAGGGTCCGCAGGGTGTCAGTGGACCACAGGGTCCGCAAGGAGCCACAGGACCTCAAGGACCACAGGGGCCTCAAGGTGCAACAGGACCACAGGGACCTCAAGGCGCAACAGGACCACAGGGACCTCAAGGCCCTGGTAGTCCGTTAGCTACTATCTTTACTATAACAAATACTACAGCAGTCACTAGTACAAACACAGGTGCCCTACAGGTAGCAGGTGGCGTTGGCATTGGTGGTGGTATCTTTATAGGTGGCACTATGACTGCTACATGGATTGTAGAAACTAGTAGTCTAGATCTTAAAGAAAATATCATGCCCATAACCGATGTAATGAACATTGTGAGTAATCTGCAAGCATACACCTATGATCGTAAAGATGGTTCTAGAAAAAATGAACCGGGCTTAATCGCAGAAGAAGTAGATAAGGTATTACCAAATATTGTAAATTACGATCAATATGGTAAACCTATGGGAATTAGCTATACTAAATTAAGTGTATATCTACTAGAGGCAGTGAAATTGCTCAAAGAGGAAATAGCCGAGCTTAAAAACTCAAGAGGGGCTTAAATGGCCCAACTTAAAAATACAAATATTAACGATACTGGATATATACAGCTCCCTGTAGGTACTACTTCACAACGTCCTTCTACCCCATCAGCTGGCCAGACTCGTTATAACTCGACACTAAAGACAGTTGAGTGGTATACAGGTAGTAACAATCTTTGGTATTACTTACCTAATATATATACTTCCAATATGATAGCAAGATATGACGCGGCTGAACCGTCTTCATATTCAGGAAGTGGCACAAGCTGGAATGATATAAGCGGTAATGGTAATAACAGTACCCTATTAAACAGCCCGACTTATTCTTCTACATACGGTGGTGGATTTTCTTTTAATAAAAGTAACAATTATGTGTCACTGCCCACTGGATTAATAACATCGACTGATTTTACAGTAATAATGTGGGTAAAAGGTGATGGTACAGGAGGTGCCCAAACCTTGTTTGGTAACTACCCTGCAGGCAATCTTCAGTTATTTTATAGTACTGCTTATATAGGCATGTGGTTGGGTAACAGTTCAGCATATGCAGATGCATCATTGTGGTACTCATCAAGCATAGTTCAATTTGCGGCTACTAGAAGCGGTACAGTTACCCAAATATATATTAATGGTAATTTAGCAATAACAGGGTCATCGTCATCAAGTGTAGGTGGAAACGTTGCATTCCGAATGGGAACCAATACTTCAGGTTCTGAACAGAACGGTGGAACTATATATAACTGTCAGGTGTATAACAGTGCCACTAGTAGAAGCAATATATACCAAAATTACCAAGCAATGAAGTCTAGATTTGGGGTATAAATAATCATATGGCTACACTAAAAAATACCACAGTAAATGATACCGGATACATGAATCTTCCTGTAGGGACCACGGCACAAAGACCAAGTAGTCCATCGGTCGGTATGATGAGATTTAACTCTACTAACACTATGCCTGAGTGGTATGATGGAACATCATGGGTTGGTGTTATAATTAGCGTACCTCCTACAGTAGAATATCTAGTTGTCGCAGGCGGTGCAGGTGGCGCAAGTGGTAATCCTTTATATGACGGCAACGGAGGCGGTGGAGCAGGTGGTTATAGAACAGCAACGGGATTATCAATATCAGCCGGAACCACGTATACAGTGACTGTGGGTGGCGGTGGAGCAGGTGGTGCAGTGGGAACCAATCGAGGCACATCTGGTAGTAATTCTGTATTTTCTAGTATCACTAGTGCAGGCGGAGGCGGAGGTGGCACGGATTCCGGATTACAAGATGGTCTTGCAGGCGGATCAGGCGGCGGAGCAAGTACTAGTGGTAGCGGTGGCGTCGGAGGCGCAGGCAACACACCTTCTACTGGTCCGGCTCAAGGTTATGAGGGTGGTTTAGCAAATTCACCAGGCGGCGGCGGACCAGGCGGCGGTGGTGGCGGGGGCGGTGGCGCATCAGCCGCTGGTGGCAATGGTAATCGAAATCAACCTGGCGGCGCCGGCGGTGCAGGTGCATCTTCCAGTATATTAGGTACTACTTACTATTTTGCAGGCGGCGGCGGCGGCTCTAGTTGGACCAACGGCGGTGGCGCCGGTGGTATCGGCGGTGGGGGTGGTGGTGGTTCCAGAACAACTACTGCAGGTAGCGGTGGTGGATCAGCAATAAACAGCGGAACTAGCGGTAGTGGCAACGCAGGTGGCGCAGGTGGCACTAACACAGGTGGTGGCGGTGGTGCAGGAACAGCAGGTGGCGCCGGCGCCTCAGGCGGTTCTGGTATAGTTGTAATTAGATATCCTGATAGTTATACTACTGCGTCATCAAAAACGGGTAGTCCTACGTATACCAATTCGGGCGGGTATCACATATATACTTTTACAGGTTCAGGCTCAATAACTTGGTAACATAGTATGTTCAACTAAAACACACAGCATTCATAGCAACAGTTCTCTAAATAAGTTATTTTGACGCTAAATATTAGGATAATAATGCCTAATGGACAGTAAATGCCTACTTCAGTTCGTAATCTAATATCGTCATATCTTCCGTCAGGACCAACTGGACCACAGGGACCCCAAGGTCCTCAAATCACACTCAATGCCATATCCGCACATATGTTGCCCTCGGCAACATTGACCTATGATCTAGGTTCTACTAGTAGCCAATGGCGCAGTCTATATGTGGGCACATCCACTATCTATATTGGCGATTATGCACTGGGTGTGAGCACTGCTGGTTTTATTACCTTACAAAATACTGTAGATCCGGCATCCGAACCAACACCAGTTGTAGGCCCTCAAGGCCCCCAAGGACCAAGTGGTCCCAGTGTGACAGGTGCAACAGGACCTCAAGGCCCTCAAGGACCACAAGGTCCCAGCGGTGCCAGTGTAACAGGTGCTACAGGCCCACAGGGACCAACTGGTCCTAGCGGTGCTAACGGTACAATTGGAGTAAACGGATCTACAGGACCAACTGGTCCACAGGGACCACAGGGCGTAATTGGACCACAGGGACCCAGCGGTGCCAGTGTAACAGGGGCTACAGGCCCACAGGGACCAACTGGTCCACAAGGACCACAAGGTTCAACTGGTCCACAGGGACCACAGGGACCAACTGGTAATACAGGTCCAACAGGACCACAGGGACCAACTGGTCCACAAGGACCACAAGGTTCAACTGGACCCCAGGGCCCCAGCGGTGCCAGTGTAACAGGTGCCACAGGTCCTCAGGGCCCCCAGGGAGTTAGTGGCCCACAAGGCCCCAGCGGACCAAGTGGACCCAGCGGCCCTTATGTGGTATGGAGTGTGGTCAGCACTGCCACAACCTGTGCAGTTTGGAATGGCTATTTTGTAGATACTTCTAGCTATCCTATTACTATGACACTGCCTGCTAGTGCCACAGTTGGTCAACAGATTAGGTTTAATGATTTAGCTGGAAATTTTGCTACTAATTCTATGACTGTGGCTAGAAACGGTCATAAGATACAGGGTGTAGCAGATGACCTGTTGGTTACAGAAACACAGGCCAGTTTTGGTCTAGTCTATAGCAACTCGACCTATGGTTGGAAATTAGTTGAGGTATAATAGTGCCTCAAAATTATAGATCATTACGCAACGCTAGTTCAGCAGCCTACTATGGCACAAGCACTGCTGCCACAAGTTATTTTAGTATTCCAGTGGGAACTTCAGCACAGAGAACATATGGTAATCTTAGTTCTGGTTCTATGCGCTATAATTCAGATATCTATCAAGTTGAATATTGGGATAGTACCTATGGCAGTTGGATGAGCAACCAGGCCTTTGCCAATACCAGTTCATTTAGTGTAGAATATCTAGTGGTTGCTGGTGGAGGTGGAGGTGGTAGAGTAGGAGGTGGGGGCGGTGCCGGCGGATTCAGGGCAGGAACAGGATTATCTGTAGGACTAAACACAAATTATACAGTAACGGTTGGAGCAGGAGGAGCAGGGGCGTCAAGTTCTGCTAGGGCTTCTTCTGGTAATACCTCTACTTTTAGTTCTATAAGTGCGGCATTAGGTGGAGGCGCTGGAAGTTATTCTGGTTCTGCAAGTGTATCCATAAATGATGGAGGAGCCGGAGGATCTGGCGGTGGGGGCGGTATGGCCGAAGGGTCTGTTACAGGAGTAGGAGGTGCAGGAAATACTCCGTCTACTTCGCCAGCTCAAGGATATAACGGTGGTGATGGAAAAATTAGTCCTGGTTCTTGGACGGCAGGCGGTGGGGGCGGAGGTGCAGGTGGAGCAGGAGTTTCTGCAACCACTCCAGGGGGAGTTTCTGGCGCTGGTGGCATAGGAAACATATCATCAATAACAGGAAGTTCTATTACTTATGCAGGTGGTGGAGGTGGTGGATCCCATAATGGATCACCTAATACCGCAGGTGGTTCCGGTGGTTTTGGAGGTGGTGGTTTTGGTGGAGGATCTAATAATTCTTATAACAATACAGCTGGGACAACTAATCTAGGCGGAGGCGGAGGCGGAGGCGGATATAGTTCTCCTACCTTTTATCCAGGAGCAGCTGGTGGTTCTGGTATTGTTATTCTAAAATATCCAGCAACTTACTATATTACCGTAGGATCGGGACTAACAGCGTCAACAGTTACCTCAGGCGGATTTAAGATCACCTCATTCACAGCAGGAACCGACAGTATATCTTGGTCAGCATATCCACCAATTTCAGTAGATTATCTAGTAGTAGCCGGAGGTGGTGGTGGTGGATTCGGAGCACGTGGGGGCGGAGGTGGCGGCGCTGGAGGGCTTTTAACTGGTAATAATAATCTAATATCTCAAAATGCTTCATATACAGTGACCGTCGGTGCAGGAGGATCCGGTAGTTCAACAAATGCCGTACAAGGCAGCGACGGTAGTAATAGTGTTTTTGCTAATATAACAACCACTGGAGGTGGCGGTGGAGGAACCAGTTACTCATCGGGCCCCTATCAAAACACCGGACCGTCGGTGGGTCGAAATGGCGGTTCGGGTGGCGGTGGATCAGATGGTGCAACAAATAGCAGTGCTCCTGGTGGATCAGGTAATACTCCTAATACAACTCCTAGTCAGGGCAATAACGGGGGTGGTGGGTATCATGTAGGAGGTGTTCAGGCCAATGGCGGAGGAGGTGGAGGGGCAGGTGCTGTAGGAGGGTTAGCTAATACTGGATCAAGTGGGTCTGCTGGTGCCGGTGGAATAGGTGTACAAAATAGCTTAACAGGAACAGCCATTTATTATGCTGGAGGTGGCGGTGGTGGCGGATGGGTAACTCCTGTGATATCTGGCGGAGCAGCAGGGACTGGTGGTGGAGGAGCAGGTGGTGGTCCTAGCGCCCCAGGAACATCTGGAACCTCTAATACCGGTGGTGGCGGTGGTGCGGGAGGTGCTAATGGGGGACTAGGGGCAGCAGGAGGATCAGGAATTGTAATATTAAAATATAGTGATTCCTATTATATTAATGTAGGAACTGGATTGACCGCAGAAACAGTGTCGTTAGGTAGTGGACTAAAATATACCAAATTTACAGCAGGCACAGGTAATATAACATTTACCACGATGCCAACGCTGGCAGTAGATTACTTGGTGGTTGCTGGTGGCGGAGGCGGAGGTGCTAGCGACGGTGGTGGTGGAGGAGCTGGTGGACTATTAGCTGGAACACAAAGCAACATACAACTTAATTCAACTTATACAGTCACAATTGGAGCCGGTGGTACAGGTGGAGTTAGTGCAACAAGTGCTGGAAAAGCAAGCAACGGATCTAATTCTATCTTTAACAATTTTACAGCTATAGGTGGTGGTGCCGGTGGAGGTACAGTGCCAAATGGCGCTGCGAATTCGGGTGGTAGTGGCGGTGGTTCTGGGTACACCGCAGGAACTGGACCTGGAGCAGCAGGTACCTTGGGACAAGGAAACACAGGCGGTTCTTCATTTACTGATGCTGTTAACTACGCGGTAGGTGGCGGCGGAGGTGGAGCCGGAGCAGTCGGTGGGAATGCCTCATCAAGCAGAGGTGGTGATGGAGGCTTAGGCGCCAATTCTTCTATAACAGGAACTTCGATTTCTTACGCCGGCGGCGGAGGTGGGTGCGGCGATACTCGAGGATCTAGACCCGGTGGTACAGGTGGTTTAGGCGGTGGCGGTGCAGGTAGTGCTGGGGCAGGTGGATTGGGTGGTACAGGAACAATTAATACCGGCGGAGGAGGTGGTGGCATTGGTTATCCGGGGCCAAATACCGGTGGCACTGGTGGCTCCGGTGTAGTCATTCTACGTATACCAAATTTGTACACAGCTACATTCTCAGCCGGACTAACTACTTCATTATCAACCAGTCAAACGGGTTATAAAACATATTCTGTGACAGCGGGAACTGGCACAGTTACATTTAGTTAAAGGAAAAATAACAATGGCACATTATGCTTTTTTAGATGAACACTATGTAGTAACAGAGGTAATCGTGGGCAAAGACGAATCAAACTACGATTGGGAAGCACACTACGGACAATTCCGTGGACAACTGTGTAAACGTACCAGTTATAACACCAGAGGTGGAGAACATACCAGTGGTGGCACACCATATCGTAAAAACTATGCGGGCATAGGCTATACCTACGACCCAGATCGTGACGCTTTTATACCACCTAAACCATATGCTAGTTGGGTGTTGAACGAACAGTCTTGTTTATGGCAAGCACCTACACCTATGCCACAAGATGGTAAAATGTATAATTGGGATGAAGCAACTACAAGTTGGGTTGAGTCACAGGGAATCTAATGCCCCAAAATTACAAATCACTACGCAACGTTTCTGGTAATGTTTACTACAATACCAGCACCAGTCAAACTGGGTTTTTGGGTGTTCCTATAGGAACTACTGCTCAAAGACCAAGCAATCCATTGGCGGGATACACTAGATATAATTCTACTCAAAATAGACTAGAATATTATGATACACAATTTCAAACTTGGATGAGTGTAGAGAGAGTTACCTCAGCAGCATCTAGTCAAAATTTTGCTATAGAATACCTTGTAGTTGCAGGTGGCGGTGGAGGAGGTAAGCATTCTGGAGCAGGCGGTGGAGCAGGCGGCTTTTTAGCAGGATCTCTTACAAGTTTATCAGCTAATACAAATTATACTGTAACAGTAGGAGCAGGGGGATCCGGTGTTGTTGGCACATACCCTTCCGTTCCAGGCGGAGTAGGTAATAACGGATCAACATCAACCTTTAGCACTATAATAGCAGCGGGGGGCGGGGGCGGTGGCGCTGCTGCTCCTTCTGTGGTAACTGGTAATGCTGGTGGATCGGGGGGCGGAAGTTCTAGATTAGCAGGAGCAGGTGGAGCAGGAAACACACCCGCCACAACTCCAAGTCAAGGTTATGCAGGTGGCTCTTCATCTGTCGACGGCCCAAACTATCCAGCTGCTGGAGGAGGTGGCGCAGGAGGAATTGGTGGCAGTTCTAGTAGTACCGCAGGCGGAGCAGGGGGTCCGGGTGCCGCATCGGCTATTACCGGGGCTACAGTTTATTATGCTGGCGGGGGAGGTGGAAATATTCAATATAATAGTTATCCAGGCGGTGCCGGAGGAACAGGTGGCGGCGGTGCCGGAGCACCGGCTTCATCTGGTACAGGTGGAAGTCCTAGTTCTTACGGTGCCGATGGAACAACAAATACAGGGGGTGGGGGTGGCGGTGCCCATTATAATGCTGTTGCAACTTCTGGATATAGTAGTAGCGGAGGCTCTGGAATTGTTATCCTTAAATATCCTGTTTCATACTATATTATTGTAGATAGCGGACTGACCTATAGTGAAGTAACTTCTGGTGGTTATAAAATTTGTACATTTACCGCAGGTACAGGCAATGTGAATTGGAGCAATAGTCCACCTATAACTGTAGAATCTTTAGTGGTAGCAGGTGGTGGATCTGGATCTGGATATGCAGGTGGCGGTGGCGGTGGCGAAGTTATGTATCATAGTGGAATCACTACAATTAAACTAGACACAGTCTATTCTGTCACAGTTGGTGCTGGAGGAGCAGACGCCACTGTCCAATCAAATAACATAGGTGGCAACGGTTCTCCTAGTTCTGTGTTCGGAGAAACAGCCAAACCGGGTGGTGGTGGAAAGGGCTCGGACTATACTGGTTCAAATCCTTCTACATCTGTAGTGGCAAATGGTGGAGGTGGTGGATCAAGAACCAGCGGATATGCTGGTGCTACAGGAACTAATGTTTCTTATACTTTTACACGATATGGCGGTTACACTGGTGGATCTGGCCAAAATGGTGTAGCATATCCCACTGGAGGCGGAGCCGGCGCTGGCGGGAACGGATCATCACCTCCGGGAAATACTTCTCCCGGTGGAAACGGCGGAGCAGGCGTACAGAATAATATTTTAGGTACTGTCTATTATTGGGGTGGTGGTGGTGGCGGTATGACCTATTATTCCAGCACATCACCGGGAGTCGGAGGCTACGGCGGCAACGGTGGCTCGGGTGGGGGAGGAGCAGGATGGTCAGAAAGCAGTAGATATGGTACACCCGGTACAGGCCTTAATAATGCCACATCTCCGTATGGATATTATGGAGGTAATGGTGGGGTGAACACCGGAGGTGGCGGTGGCGGTGGTGCTGGACAGGGTGCAGGTAGCAACATCACAGGTGGCAGTGGTGGTTCTGGCATTGTTGTACTAAAATACAATGAATTATATTACCTAAATGCCGGAACAGGTATAACATCAGAAACTATTGTTCCCGGAAACGGCTACAAAATTACAAAAATAACAGCAGGCACGGGAAACTTTACATTCACTGCCAGCCCCACACTAATGGTAGATTATCTAGTGGTAGCAGGAGGCGGAGGAGGAGGCGGTAACTGGGCTGCTGGAGGTGGCGCAGGAGGTTTATTATATGGTACAAGTAATTCTTTAGTTACAGGAACGCCATACAATGTTAGTGTAGGGGCAGGTGGATCTGGTGGTTTAGGGGCAGTTTATACTAGTGCTGGTGATGCCAATGCTAGAGGAACTTCAGGTTCTAACTCTGTATTCAACACAGTAACGGCAGCAGGTGGCGGAGGAGGCGCTAATGGAATTAATCCAGGATCACCCGGTGTTACTGCAAATCTAGGAATCACGGGTGGGTCAGGTGGCGGTGGTGGACACACAAATCCAGGGGCCGCAGGTAATAGTCCATCTACTTCACCTAGTCAAGGATATGCAGGTGGTGCAGGAGCCCCTTCCGGAGCAAATGGTCCATATTACGGAGGCGGGGGAGGTGGCGGCGCCGGAGGTGTGGGCGGAGATGGAACTGGTTCAGTTGGTGGCACAGGTGGGATAGGACTAAGTATCAGCATATCTGGTTCGGCAACTTTTTACAGTGGAGGCGGTGGTGGTGGCACCTATAACACTGGGCCAGGCGGACAGGGAGGATCAAGTGTTGGAGGAGCAGGATCTCCAGGAACTACTGCCGCAGGTGGTGCAGGAACCACTAATAGAGGTGGTGGAGGCGGTGGAGGAGGTGCTTCTGGAACTAACGCTGGTGGTACTGGCGGTGCAGGTGGATCAGGTATTGTTATAATTCGTATACCCACAGCATATACTGCTACCTTTTCTGCAGGTTTGACTACTTCTTTATCAACCAGTCAGATAGGTTATAAAACATATTCTGTTACAGCAGGAACTGGCACAGTTACTTTTAGTTAAAGATTAACAGCTAAATATAGGTATTATCGGAGATTATTATGGCAGCACCTAATTTAATGAGTGTAAGCACAATATATGGAAAAACTACAGCAACTAATCTTACATCAACTGCTTCTACCGCAATCTTAAGTAATGCTGCTGCATCTAGTAAGGCATTTAAGGTTAACACACTTAATGTGGCAAATACAACAACCACTGCGGCCAATGTATCAGTAAGTTGGTATACGGCTGCTGCTATTGGAGGTACAGCATTTCCCTTAGCTGGTACAATCAGTGTTCCAGGTAATTCTACACTCAATGTAATTGACAAAGGCA